AGAAGACCGGCCTATTTGGCCTGCCGACGATTTCCGACAACAGCTATGACGCCCTGATGGGCATGGCCTCGTCCCTCGCAGGCATCAGCGACCCTGACCACGCAAAGGCGCTCATCGCGCAGCAGGTGGCCAACAAGAAGGTCGCTGGTGACACTGGCACGTGGTCGATCCACACTGACCCTAACGGCCGCTCCGTGTGGTTAAACAACAAGACCGGACGCACAATTGATCGCCCCGGCACCTACGCGAAGCCCGAGGCGGACACGTACGTCGACGAGGCCAAGAAGGCTTCCGCTAAGTCCAACCAAGAGTACGGCGACAGCATCGCTTCCGCAGCCTCGAATGCTAACGGCATGGCTGGCGACGTCTCAGAGCTGAAGCGCGTCTACTCAAACCCGGCCGTCTATCAGGGCCAGGGTGGTGATTGGGTGCAGAGCGCCCGCAAGCTCTACGCTGGCGTCACTGGTGACACCTCAGGCGCCCAGAACATCGCTGACGGCGACATCGCGCGAGCGCTCAGCAACAAGCTCGCGCTCAAGCTGGTGCAGGACACCGGCAACGGCAAGCTTCTCCCGGGCTCGTTCTCGGACAGCGACCGCAAGTTCGTCCAACAGATGACGACGTCTCTGGATAACAGCCCAGACGCCAACCAGCGCCTGCTTAGCATCTACGAGCGTTCAATCCAGCGCGCCCAAGAGGCCGATGCCGCCAGGCAGGCCCACCTGCAAAATAGTCCCGACAACATCTACCTCCCCTCTATCCGCGGTGAGATCGGTGCGTTGGGTACGAAGTGGGCCGCCGAGGACAAGGCCCGCGGCGAAGCGGAAGCCAAAGCACCGCCTGCCGCAGCAGCTGCAAAGCCCGCCAACACGTTCAAGACCAAATCAGGCGTCACCTGGAGCGTCCACTAAATGCCCACCCTCACGATCAACGGGAGGCAAGTCTCTGTCGACGACAGCTTCCTAAGCCTCCCGCGTGAGGAACAGGACGCGACAGTCGAAGAGATTGCCAAGTCTATCCCGAGCCCCGAACCATCGGGCGCCCTCGCTGGCGCCAAGCACGGCGTTGCACAGCTCGCCCACGGCATTGCTGAGACCGCCAAGCAGAACTTCGGCATCGGCAACGGCTTCGACAACCGCGACCCGAATTACGTCCCCGCGGACCCGTACAAGCCGAGCCAGTGGGGCCAGCTCATCACTGAGAACATCCCCAGCATTGGCACGGCCATCGCCGGGGGCAAAGCTGCCGCCGCCATGGCGCCCGGCAAGTGGAAGATCCCCGCGGCCCTCCTCGGCGCTACAGGCGCTGGGTGGCTCATGTCCTCCGGCGACACCATCAAGGACCGCGCGGCCAACAACGGCCACGAGACGCCGAGCACCGAAGACAAGGTCATCGGCAACCTCACGTCTGGTGCAGCCTCTGCAGCCGGCGCGATCCCCGCGACCCGCCTGATCCCCGGCCTCTCCAGGGTCACGGGTGCAGGCGCCTCCGCGGCAGTGAACGCCCTCACGCGAGCCGGCACCACCGCAGCCTCAGGCGTCGTCGGCGGCGCAGCGTCAGACCTCGCCAATCAGGTTGGCACCACGGCAGGTACCGACCAGGGCCTCTCTGTGGATCCCACGCGCCTCGGCGGCGCTGCCATCACTGGCGGTGTCACGTCAGGTGCATTGGCCGGCGCGCCGCTCGCGGGTGACCTCGCGCGCTCCGCAAGCCTCCGCAAGTTTGTCGGCGACAACGAAGCCGCGTCCAAGAACTACGCGACGCGCCTTGAGGCGGCCGGCAACGGCGACCTCGGTAACGCGAAGGTCGACGAGGCGGCCCACAACCGTGTCATCGGTGACATCAAGACCGAGCTAGGCGACAGCGCCAACCTCGTCCGCAAGCAGACCAACCTGTCGCAGGAGGCTGAGAACACACTCAGCGCACTCCAGCGCGGCGAGAAGGTCAACCCCGACGAAATCTCCAGGCTCGACAGAGAGACTGCCGGCGCCCCCGATGGCGCAAATACGGCGCTGCTGGCCCGCACACTTCATGTGGCGGGTATGGCTGGAGAACGCGGCGGCCACAGCAATCGTGGCTGGGCTGGCGGTATGTCCGGTGTCATGGACAAGAACCTCGGCTTCCTGCTGAACCCCGCCCGCCTCGCGGGTGGTGCGGCAGCGACGGCGCTGGGCATGCATTTGCTCGGCACCAGCAACCCGATGTTCGGAGGGGCCCTTGCGGGCACCTATGGCGCCGCGCGCATGGTCGACAATCTCACCGGCATGCGCTCGCCCGCGAAGACGTTCGCTGAACACTTCGCCGACCGCAACTCTCAGGTCCGCCTGCCGCCCAACACGCCCGCTGCTCCTGCTGCCCCCCCGCCTCCCGGTGGTGGTGCCCAAGGGCCGTGGGGGCCGAAGCCGCTCGCGCAGCAGTCGGTGCCCCAAGCCGGCGTGCAGCAGCCGCAGCCTCAGGCGCCGATCACTCCAGGCACTCAGCCGTGGAAGGCCCCCCAGGTCGCGCAGCTGCCGAACATCAGCCCGATGGCGCTGAACAATCTGCAGCAGCAGCTCAAGGCCGGGTTGCCACCCGAGCCCCAGGCTCCCACAGCGCCCCAAGCCGCGCCACAGATCGACCCGCTCAACCTACCGTCATCCATCACGAAGTCCGCAAAGAACCTTATGGGTGGCGCGGCGGTGGTGCAGGAAATGCGGCAGAAGGAGCAGGCCCGAGCCGCTGTAGCTCAGCTGCCGTCTCCCGCCGTGGAAGGCGCTCCGCTCGACGTCACGCAGAACCCGCAGATCGGCAAGCGAGCATCACAGCTCGTGAGCGCCGCAAAGGCCCTGCAGAAGTACACTGGCGCCGACGTGGCCGAGAAGGAGCAGGCGCAAGCCGAGGTTCAAGCACAGCGCGATGCGAAGGCCCAGGCGAAAGCCGAAGTCCAAGCGAAGACCGCAACCGAACGCGCCCAGGCCCTCGCCGAGCGCGCCAAGGTGAAGGCCGATGCTGCCGCTGTCAAAGCCGAACAGGTAAAGCAGCGCGAAGTGGCTAAGGCCGAGTTGGCGCATGCCAAGATCGCTGCCAAGGTCGAGAGTGACAAGGTCAAGGCCGCTGCCGTCAAGGTGCGGGCCGCGAAGATCACCGCCGACAAGCCCCAGGCTGCTCCGAAGGAAGAGCCGAAGGTGGCTGCTGACGCGCCCTACGAGCCCATCCCCGATGAGCTGCTGTGGCGCAAAGGCATGCCGACCAAGGACGTGGTGGCCGCTGAAGTCAGCGACTACGAGCCCGCGCTCCGCAAGAAGTACGGCAAGGCCATTGCGCACCGCCGCGATACGCTCGACCTGAAGCTCGGTGAGCTGTCGCAGAACGCGGCCGACGCCGGCAATGAAGTCGACAGCGTAGCTATCGGCAAGCTGTACCAGCAGCTGGATCACACCAGCAGCCGGTCCGCCGCCAAGCGGCACCTCGCGCATTGGACGTCGAAGATGGACCCTCACACCAAGAAGGCCATCCACGACGCCGTGGGGCCACTCCTACATCTTTGGAAAGAATGACGAACAAAACCGTGAGGGGGGTCAAGATCAAGAAGATCCCCCTCTTCGGCCGAGTAGACAAGCGATGCCGCCCGCGTCCCGACATCAGCGCCCTCCAGAAGGCGAAGTGGCAGGACCCGGAGTTTCGTGAGCGCATGAAGAAGCGCGACGAAGACCGCATCGCAGACCTCAAGGCCAATCCCGAGAAATACTCACGCGCCGGCATCCCCACAGGGCATACGCGCGCGTCCGTGCAGCCCCTTTGGGACCGCGCACGAGAACTAGCAGACAGGTTTATCCAGATCATGAAAGACAAAGGCGAACTGCCGGCCGACGAGGTTGTTGTCGTCCATAACGGCGACGACGTGTCCGAAGTCCGTGTGCCTTCTTCGGACAACGGCAAGGCTGAAGCGGCGCTGAAGGAAGCCTTCGTGCTCGCGGTGGGCCCCAGCGACCAGAAGATCAAGATCCAGGCGATCAACACCGTCCTGAACTTCACGAAGTCGAAGCCCGAGAGCAAGTCCAAGCTGACGCTCAACAAGGCCGAGGACTTCCTCGACAGCATCATGAACGATGATTGAGAACGCCACCGAGCGCCAGAAGGCGGCTCGCAAGCGTCTCTACGAAGACTTTGAGTTCTACTGCAAGCACTGCGTAAAGATCAGGTCGAAGGATCAAGAGATTGTCCCCCTCGTCCTGAACCCCGTGCAGAAGCGCTTTGCCGAAGCCATCATCCGTATGGAAGAGACGGTCGGCTATGTGCGCTTCGTCGTCCTAAAGGCGCGACAGCAGGGCCTCTCAACGGTCATCTCCGCTTGGCAATACTTCAGACTATCCCAGCGCAAGGCCTCCAAGGGCCTCGTGATGGCGCACGAAGCGCTCAGCACCCAGACGCTGTTCGACATGTACAAGCTCATCCACGAAAGCGTGCCTGAGATTGTCCAACCGCACGCCAAGTACAGCTCACGCACCGAGCTGGTGTTCGACAAGATCAAAAGCGCCCTCCGCGTTGCGACCGCAGGTGGCCGAGGCGTTGCCCGTGGTGAAACCCTCACCGTGGCCCACCTCTCCGAGGTCGCGTTCTGGCCTCCCGCGCACGCCAGCGCGAACTTCAACGGTCTCGTCAAGGCCGTGCCGAAGAAGCCAGGGACCGCAATCTTCTTGGAGAGCACTGCGAACGGCATGACCGGCATCTTTCACGAGATGTGGCTCGCTGCAGAAGAGGGCTCCAGCGGCTATTGGCCGTTTTTCTCCGCGTGGTTTGAGAGCCAAGAGTATCGCACTCCCGCTCCAGCTGATTTCCAGCGAACCCCCGAGGAAGCGGAGCTGATCAAGATCTACGGGCCTAAGGGCCTGACCGATAACGACCAGCTCTTCTGGCGCCGCCAGGAGGTTGCGACGAACGGTCTCGATCTGTTCAAGCAGGAATACCCCTCGTGTCCCGAGGAGGCCTTCCTCAGCACTGGCCGGCCCGTGTTCAACCTCGACTACATCCACGAGCGCCTCCGCGATCCCGAGCGCAAGAAGCCTGTCAGCCTGATGGCTGTCGAGCCCGTATATGACGAGAAGTCCGGCAGAGAACTCCCGCTGCGTATCCTCAGAGAAGACCCGAGGGGCGAGCTTAAAGTGTTCTATCCGGTCGATCCCGCGCAGACATACGTGATCGGCGCCGACGTAGGCATGGGCATCAAAGGGCAGCAGAAGGGCGGCGGACGCAAAGACGGTGACCCATCGGTCGCGCAAGTCCTCGACAGCCAGAAACGGCAGGTCGCAGTGTGGCGCGGCATCGCTCACCCCGACGTGTTCGCCAAGATCCTCATCGCGCTCGGCTACCACTACAACAGCGCGCTGATCGCGCCTGAACGCAACAACCACGGCCTCGTGACGTGCGTCGCCATCCGCGATGCTGACTACCCGTATCTCTACACGGACGTCGCTGAAGGCACCGTTGAGGCCGGCAAGGACACGATAAAACTCGGGTTCTTCACGAGCGAAGCCACCAAGCCCCTCATCATCGACGGTCTCCGCGCCTCGGATCGCACACGCGAAATCGAGATCAACGACGAGACTACGTTGAAGGAAATGATGACCTTCGTCGTGACCGAGGCCGGCAAGATGGAAGCCGATGGCAACATGCACGACGACTGCGTGATGTCGCTGGCCATTGCGAACTACGCCCATGAAGGCGTGTGGACGCCAATTCAAGTGAGTGATGATTTCTACACCGAAGCCATTTAACAGCTCCGATTACAACAAGGCTTACTACGCTCGCATTTCGGCCGACCCTGTTGCGGCTACAGCACGTAAAGAGAAGGCGCGCTGGAACCACATAAAGCGCACGTACGGGCTGTCGAAAGAAGAGTGGTTGGCGCTGCACGCAGCTCAAAATCATGAGTGCGCCATATGCGGCTCAAACGAGCCTAACTCCAAAGGCGGATGGTGGGACACTGACCACTGCCACGCAACCGGCGTCGTGAGGGGCATCCTCTGCCACCCGTGCAATGTCCTCCTGGGCCATGCGCGTGACGACAAAGTCATCCTTGAAAAAGCAATCAAATATCTGAACTAAGGACACCCATGGCGACGACCAAAGCTCGCCTTCTGAGCGATGAAGAGATTTTAGCTAAGGTCAGCGCCAAGTCGACCAATTCTGTTTCTTGGTTTGACTCGCGCCTAGCACGCGAGCGAGAACGCGTGACACGTTATATCAACGGGGACCTCCCGAAGCGTTCTTCAGAAGGCTCTTCGTCATACGTTTCGAGTGACGTCTACGACTCCGTCGAAATGCAGCGAGCCCAGCTTTTAGAGGTGTTCGCTGGCGGCGACCACATCGCGCAGTTCGATCCTGATCAGGACATGAACGCGGACATGTGCCGCGTAGCGACTGACTACGCGTCCTACATAATTTTTAGGGCCAACGAAGGCTACAACATCTTCAGCAACGTCATGTACGACGGCCTCACGGCCCGTGCCGGCGTAGCGAAGATCTATTGGGAAAAGAAGCACACGTTCAGCGAGGAGACCTTCGAAGGCCTCTCGTACGAGCAAGCTCACGCCATCGCGGCCCAAGAGGACGTCGACGAGTTCAATGGCGACCTCGACCCCGCCACCGGCACCTTCAGCGGCACTCTTACCCGCAAGAAGGACGTCAGCAAGACCTGCATCGATCCGATTGCTCCCGAAGAGTTCCTGATCGAGCCCTTGGCCACGTGCATCCTCGACGCCAAGTACACCGGACACCGCACGCCAAAGACACGCGCGGAGTTGATCGAGTTGGGCTACAAGAAGTCCCTCGTGATGTCCCTGCCGGCCGACGACGCCAAGGAGCTGCAGTTCAGCCCCGAGGTCCTCGCGCGCAACGCACCGACCCAGAGCAACGATACTGACAACGATCCGGTAGACGACACGCAGGAATACATCGTCCTGTATGAAAGCTACATCCGCATGCAGATCGACAGCG